CAAAAATGGAAAGAGAGATAGCAGGTCTGCGCCACGGCATAGAGCGCGGCATAGCCATGATAGACACTGCGGAAATGTATGCAGACGGCAAGGCATACGCTGTCAGATGGGATGATGAAGGCTTCACCTTGGGGGAAATATTCAAAGAGGATATTTCCCCTTCTGACTTCATCATGCTTTCAGAGCTGTCTATAAAGGCGAAATGTCAGGGACGGCTTGACAGTATCGGCAAGCCTACAGAGCCGGAAGCACCGGAAGTGTCGGCAACACCGGAAGAGCCTACAGAGCCGGAAGCCGTTGAGCAGCCGAAACCTAAGAGGGGAAGAAAACCGAAGGGTGATGCTGAATGATAATGACTGTTGCCGAGCTTCGGCAGTTCGTAACCACGGATAAAACAGATCAGGTGCTTGAAGCTATGCTTCAGGCACTTGAAGCGGCTATCAAGGGTTACACAAACAATAGCTTCAAGCGCGTGTTGGAAGCAAATAATGGAGAATACCCGGCAGACATCAAGTTTGGCGTTGCAAATATGCTGAAATGGCAGCTTGACAACGGTGACAAGGTTGGTGTGCAGTCTGAGACGATTTCGCGGCACTCTGTGACGTATTTCGACTTGTCCGGGGATAATTCCACTATGGGCTTTCCGAAGTCGCTGACAGGCTTCCTGATGCCGTATAAACGTGCCCGATTCGGTCAGGGGTTGAGTATATGAAAGGTATCGGCGGCAACATCACAGCGGTCATACAGACGGTCACAGTCACCAAGAACGCTATTGGCGAACAGGTCAAGTCATGGGCTGATAAGCAGACACTTAAAGGCTGGCTTGACCTGTCAGGCGGCGATTCCAAGTACACCAATTTCAATGCCAAGATTCAGGAAAGCACACATGTGTTTATCGGCGATTATGTCCCGCTTGCTGATGGCATACAGGCTGAGAATAGCCGCATGACCATCAACGGCAAAGTCTATGACATTCTGCTGATTGATAATCCTATGGAAATGGGCAGCGGATCACAGCTTGAAATCTATCTGAAATACACAGGGGGTCAGTAACATGTCTGTTGAATTTCAGGATTTCAGTATTCAGGTGAAAGAAGCGCTTGACGATAAAGCATTGATATTCCTTGAAGAAGCTGCGTCCGAGATAGAATCAGCAGCAAAGCGCGGATCGCGTGTTGATAGTGGACAGCTGAAAGGTTCATGGACACATCTGGTGGATGAAGGCGCTTATGAAGCTACGGTCGGAAGCCCGTTGCAAAATGCCATTTGGGAAGAGTTCGGCACGGGCGAATATGCCGCCGCTGGGGACGGCAGAAAAGGCGGCTGGTCGTATAAGGATGATGCTGGTGACTGGCATCATACGCGCGGCAAAAAGCCCAACAGAACGCTTCAGAAGGCGTTTGACAGCAAGAAAGCCGCTATCATCCGCAGGGCAAAACAAATCTTCAAGGAGTTGGGATCGTGACAACAAAACCTTTATCAATCGTTTCCGATGCTATGGAAGCCCTTGGTATTGAATACGGCTTCGGCGTGTATTCCGGCAATGCTGCCGGTCAGATTGTTTATCCCTATTTTGTGGGTGAATACACAGAAAGCACACCATTGAATGAAGATGGGATGCAAGAAGCAACTGTCATGTTGACCGGCTTTCACCGTGGCACATGGGCAGAGCTTGAAGCCGCAAAAGCAAAGATCGAAAACTATTTCAACAAGGTATCAGGAAAAACGGTCATGGCTGACGATGGTTCAGCCGTGATTATTTTTTATGACAGCGCCTTGATTATCCCTAAAGAGGATGCACAGTTAAAAAGCATCCAAATCAATTTATCTGTACAAGAATGGAGCGTGAAATAATATGTCCCTTAAATCGGGTATCACTTCCGGCACTCCGGCCAATATATTTTTTGGCGCTGGTGTGTTCTTTCAGGGCGTAACCTATGATGACAAGGTTGCACCGACCGAACAGGCTATAAAGGCCGCTGTTATGGGCGCTACACAGGAAGGCGGCAAGATTACCATCACGCCGGAATTTTTTACGCCGGATATTGATGGTGCTCTGGTAGCGGTCAAAGAGTTTGAACAGAAAGTCGGCGAGACGGCAAGCATGGAAACATCCATGGTTGAGATCACGCCTGAGTATATGGCGCATGCTGTTATTGGTGAAATCAATGATTCCACTGATAAGAAGTATGATGTTATCACTTCCAGTGAGCTGAGAAGCGGCCACTATTACACGGGCTTCGGCTATTATGGCGAACTGCTTGATGGCCGCCCGTTCATCTGCATATTCAAGAACGCGCTTTGCACTTCCGGTTTTGCACACGAGAGCAAGAACAAGGAAAATGCGAAGTTCACCGGCACTTTTGAATGTCGCGCAGATATCGCAACCGGCGTGGAAAAGCTGCCTTATGCGCTGTTTATCTACAAGAAAACGGGCTGGACATCTGTTCAGGCGGCAGACATCGACAAGAGAAGCGATACTTAACAAGAAAGAGGTTAAAGCATGAGCAAAGCAACTGAAAAAGTAACTGAAGCTGTTGAGGAAATCCCGGCAACTGAAGCCGTTGAGGAAATCATTGAACGTCCTTTCACCTTGCGCAAGCTGAAAGACGGTGACCTTATCCCCCTGCTTGGCCTGTTCCGTAAGCTGGGACTGAAGGATTTCAAAGATACCATTCTCAAGGCCGCAAATGGCGGCAGCGTTGCCGAAATAGGCGTTGAAGCCCTGCTGAATATCGGGGATGTACTTATTTCCAATTTGGAAACAGAAGCAGGGGAAGCAATCTATGAGTTCTATTCTTCCATGGCCGGTGTTCCGGTTGCGGATATAAAAGAAATGGAGTTCGGCACACTGCCCCTGATGATCTATGATTCTTTCAGCGAGGTCAAGAACACAAGTTTTTTCAAGGTGCTTGCCAAATTGCTTTAACCGGCGAATTTGAATTCATGGACTTGCTGTTTTCCAGATATGCAAGTCCATTTGAATTTATGCGCCCTTATATCGATCAAGGGCGGTTTGGCGAGTTTGTCACAGAGATAATCACAGCGGAGAACAACCGCAGAAAAGAACAGGCTGAAAAAGAGGATGAAGAAAAGCTGTGGACGGCATACATACACAGCTATTCAGACAAGTCATATAGCGATTGGAAATCGGAGATCATGCGCCCAGAAAGCCGGAAGCGGCAACGCAGCAAAAAGCGTGATGAAGATATGACCAAGGACGATATTGACAATCTTATGAAACGCCTATTCAAAGACGATACGCCCGGTCAGAATGCCACAACCTGACCGGGCAGCAGATATCAGAGTTGCAGCCCCTACTTGCCCTATTTCTGTTAGGGGGATGTAACTATGGAACTTTTCAGACTGTTAGGCACGATTGCCATTGATATTTCACAGGCGCGAAACGCCATTGACGAAGTGGCGGCAAATGCAGAAAGCGGAAGCAACCGGACAAAATCATCTTTCGCAAAGATTGGTGAATCAGCGGTGAAAATCGGAAAAACCGTTTTGACCGCTGGTGCAACTATGGGCGGCGCATGGATCGCAGCTGTTGAGGGTTCCAGAGAGTACAGAACAGAAATGGGCAAGCTTGACACTGCTTTTGTTACAAGCGGTCATTCGTCCGAAACGGCAAAGAAAACCTATTCCGACTTGAACGCCGTCCTTGGTGACAGCGGACAGGCAACAGAAGCCGCGCAACATCTGGCAATGCTGACCGACAACGAAAAGGATTTGCAGACATGGACAGATATTTGCACGGGTGTGTATGCCAAATTCGGCGAAAGCATCCCGATTGAATCACTCACTGAATCGGCGAACGAGGTTGCCAAAAGCGGCGAACTTACCGGGGGCTTGGTCGATGCGCTTGTTTGGGCTGGTATCGGTGAAGAAGAGTTTCAGGCACAGCTTGACGCTTGCAACACCGAGCAGGAGCGTCAGAAGCTTATTATGGACACACTGAACGGCACATATAAGGAAGCTTCCGAGCAGTACAAGGAAACCAACAAAGACGTTATGGACGCGAACCGTGCCAATGAAGCCTTGTCTGATGCTTTTGCAGAGCTTGGCCGTGTCGGTGAACCAATCTTGACGGCTATCAAAGAAAAGGTTGCTGAATTTGTTCAGGCCGGTATTCCGCTGCTTGAATCTTTCATCGGCAAGGTGAAGGATTTGAAGAAGTGGATCACCGACAACAAGGACACAATCAACACATGGGTCGGCGTGATTATAGGCGCTTCTACAGCTATAGGCGCTTTCCTGCTGATACTCAGCTGGGGCAAGATTATGACCGCTGCTGCAAACGCTATTAAAGCCATCAGATTGGCTATGATAGCGCTGAACACTGCAATGTTGGCTAATCCCATAGGCGTGATTGTAGCGCTCATAGCGGGGCTTGTGGCGGCTTTCATATACCTTTGGAACACCAATGAGGACTTCCGCAATTTCTGGATTGGTCTTTGGGACAAGATAAAGTCAGCAAGCGGAACAGCGGTTCAGTGGATCAAAGATAAATTCAGCGGGTTAAGCGATGTTGTTTCAAAGGTCAAGAACACCTTCGGCAATATCAAAAGCGCCATTTCTGAAAAGATCGAGGGCGCAAGGGAATCCGTCAAGAAAGCCATTGACAAAATCAAGGGCTTTTTCCCGCTGAGCATCGGAAAGATTTTCAGCAACTTCAAAATTCCGAAGATCACCGTCAGCGGCGGCAAAGCGCCCTATGGTATCGCCGGAAAGGGATCACTGCCGAGCTTTGATGTCAAGTGGAACGCTGAAGGCGGTATTCTTGATAGACCTACTATTTTCGGCAAACAGGGTAACACATATCTTGGCGGCGGTGAAGCCGGTAAAGAAGCCATAGCGCCCATTGACGTTTTGCAGGATTATGTCAGGGCAGCGGTCAAGGCTGAGAATGTCAGTGTCGTTAGAACCATAATCGAGCAGAACAGAATCTTGATAGATTTTCTCAAGCGGTCTATGCCGCGCGGTGTCGTGCTTGATTCTGGTACTTTAGTTGGCGAGCTTACACCGGCAATAGATATGCAGTTATCTGATAGATTACGAAATGCCCAAAGGGGCAACACACGATAGAAGGCCATTTTTCCAGTGGCCTTCTTTTATTTTATCTTCACAGAAAGAAGGTGAAGGTCATTGGAAATATTTAAGATTCTGGGCACAATCGCCCTGAGTGGACAGGACAAGTTTAATAGCGACATGGATTCTGCAAGCGGCAAGGGCAAAAAGCTTGCTAACGTCCTTGGAAAAGGCTTGGGGGTAGCTGCAAAGGTTGGCGCTGCTGCTGTAACAGCGGCGGCTACTGCTATTGCTACTGTTACAAAATCAGCTGTTGAAAACTATGCTGAATATGAACAGCTTGTCGGCGGCGTGGAAACACTGTTCAAGGATTCTGCGGGAACTGTTATGCAGTATGCAGAGAACGCCTATAAAACGGCGGGACTGTCAGCCAATGATTACATGGACACTGTGACAAGCTTTTCGGCAAGTCTGCTTCAGAGCCTTGGCGGTGATACAGCGGCAGCGGCTGATATGGCTGATATGGCTATCACTGACATGTCTGATAATGCAAATAAGATGGGCACTGACATGACATCCATCCAAAATGCTTATCAGGGGTTTGCAAAGCAGAATTACACCATGCTGGACAACCTCAAGCTTGGATATGGCGGCACGAAAGAAGAAATGCAGCGCCTTATTGACGATGCAAACGCTTTGAACGCCGCGCAGGGTAATCTTACAGAGTACAGCATTGACAGTTATGCCGATATTGTCAGCGCTATCCATGATGTTCAAACAGAAATGGGCATCACTGGCACGACAGCGAAAGAAGCAAGTTCAACGGTTCAAGGCTCTGTAAATTCAGCAAAAGCAGCATGGCAGAACTGGCTAACGGCGCTGGGCGATAGCAACGCAGATATTCAGGGCAAGACCGATGAGCTTATTTCGGCGATAGGAACAGCAGCTGGAAATATACTGCCTGTCATTGAGCAGGTTTTATCAAGTCTTGGACAGGCGCTTGCAACGAAGCTTCCCGAACTGCTTTCACAAGCGGTGTCGTTTGTGATATCAAATCTTCCGCAGATTGTCGTTCTGGGCTTACAGCTTATAGTTGCGCTGATTCAAGGGCTGGATCAAGGCTTTAATCAATTGATATCCATGATGGACGCGTGGGCGCAGGAAGCTATTGTCACGCCGGTTAGAAACAAGGTCGAGGAATTCAAGACCACTATACACGAAGGCTTTGAAACGGCGAAAAGCAATGTCCTTGCAACGTTTGATTCTATCAAATCCGGCATCACCGAAAAGATCGATGCTGCGCGTGAGAAAGTGCATGAAGCCATTGAAAAAATCAAGTCCTTCTTTGATTTCAAATGGGAGCTGCCGCCGCTCAAGCTGCCGCACATCAGCATCAGCGGTAAGTTCAGCTTGAACCCGCCGTCTGTTCCATCGTTTGGCATTGAGTGGTACAAGAAGGGCGGTATTATGACCGATCCGACAATGTTCGGCTTTAATCCCATGAGCGGGAAAGCAATGGTCGGCGGTGAAGCAGGAGCGGAAGCAATAGCACCTATTGACACACTGAAACAGTA